CCAGGTAAACTTAGTGCAACAGAACCGTCTGTGGCAACTAGGTACAAAACATAAGTACCTGCAGACATAGCAGGCGTTGTAAAAGTAAGCTGTGTTGAACTAACAACTGTTACTACTGCTGCCATGGTTGTATTTACTAGTATTGATAAACCTGCTGTAAATCCTGTACCTGTTAGTGTAATTGTCTGACCCCCAGCTGGATCTGCTGCCAAATCATTGCCAGGATATGCAATTGAACTAACTTTTAAGGTAGTTACCACAGGTTTATTAATTAAATCTGTATAGCTTCCCGTAGTAGCTACTGTAGCTAATGTTGGGAGTGTTGGAATAGTAGGCTTATTAATTAAGTCGTTATAACTACCTGACGTAGCTACACCAGCCAATGCAGGTTTATTAGTTAAATCAGCATAACTACCACTAGTAGCTACAGCAGATAAATCCTCATCAGTAACAAGGTTACTTTGTCCAACTAGTAAATTTGATAGATTTGCCATGTTACCCTTTTAAGTTACTTCTACCCAAGATGTTGTGGGTTCGTCCCAACGATAAAATTTATCTGCGTCAGTGGGCACTGGTGTAGGTGCTTGCCAAATGCAAGTTGCTTCATCTAAAGTCCAACTTGCATACGGTTTAGGAGGTATAAACGCATCACGTGATGCGTCGTATGTATACCCAATTCCTGCGTAGTTTTTTCGAATGTTGCCGTTGTAACTAGTACGTTTGCAAACTTGACCGCGAAATTCACCGTAGTGCTGTTCCCAGTCAATGTTGCCCTCATCTTCGTTTTTACCTACAATAACTTCAGTAACAATATTATTTGCATCTAAAAATGCGTAATGTGCCATTTCTTTTTCCTTAAACAGTAACTGTGCCTGTACCGGCAGTAAATGTATAAATTGTGTTTCCACCTGAGGTAGTTTTAGTATAAGTTAAACCAGCACCAATAGAAGTTAAATCTGGGTTTGTTGAAGGATATGACAAAATTACTATGCCTGAACCACCATTACCTGCAGGCGTGTAATCTCTTGAGCCACCCCCACCACCACCTGTATTTACACTGCCATTCACACCTGGAGTACCAGGAGGAGTATCTGAGCCGCCAGTGCCGCCGCCGCCTATACCGCCAGCTGCTCCTGGTCCAGTATCAGTAGTGCCTACTCCGCTTGCACCGCCTCCGCCGCCAGCATAGTATACTGCAGTTCCTTCAGGCCATGCTTTACCTGCACCGCCTGCTCCTCCAAGACTTGAGGGATTGTCTGCTCCAGACCAATAAGCATTTCCACCTTGTGTGCCTGCCCCGCCACCGCCTCCAGCATATCCGTGCCCGCTACCAACACCATTTCCACCTGCATTACCCTGTCCAGATGTTGCAAGTCCTCCTTGGTAAAGACCTGAATAACCACCTCCACCACCGCCAGAACCTCCAGTACCTCCAGGACCTATTCCTTGATACCCGCCTCCGTAACCACCACCAACAGCAGTTACAGATGAAAACACAGAATTAAAACCTTGTGCTCCATTATTGTAAATTCCGCCTACGATACCTGGACCACCAGCCCCTACAGTTACAGTAAATGAACTAGGAAGACTAGTAAGTGATCCAGATATAAATCCGCCTCCGCCTCCGCCTCCGCCTACTCCACCACCGCCTCCACCGCCACCAGCAACTACAAGATAATTGTAAATAACTACAGGTGTAGTGTAAAAGGATACGTTTCCTGTGCCTGCAGTAAATGTTGTAATGCTATATTCACCTACTGGTATTGTTATTGCAGTTAGTCCAGTATCAAAAGTAAGATAATAAGTTTTTGGATATTTAAGAATAACAACACCTGAACCGCCTGCTCCGCCACCACTATAGTCTCCTCCTCCATTACCTGCTCCACCGCCACCGCCGCCGCCTGTATGTTGTAATCCACCAATAGCACTGCCTTGAGCAGTATATTTACCTGCACCGCCTCCACCTAAACCGCCAACTCCAGCAGGACCGCCATCGTTGTGACCACCGCCTCCACCGCCTGCTAAATAATAAATTCCATTACTTAATTGGCCCGTTGTTGAGCCTGTTATTGGATTAGCGACTCCAATACCCCCGGCAGCAGCTGCTCCACCTACGCCTCTAGTGCCAGCTGCTCCTGCACCACCACCACCAGCACCACCATTGTTGCCATTGTTACTACCGCCGTTGTAACCTTCTACTGGCGTATATCCCCCAGAATTACCCGTTCCACCAGCACCGCTTGTGTATCCAGCTCCACCGCCACCAGAACCTCCAGCATTCCCACTATTGACAGCTGTAGTACCATTGCCTCCTCCAAAACCACCACCACTAGCAGTTATAGAAGAAAATACTGAGTTGTTACCATTAGTTGGCGCACTTGTAGCTACAATACTTCTATTACCCCCGGCACCAATAGTTACTTGATAGTTAGTTCCAACTACAAAAGGCACTGCAGTAGCAGTCCGAAAACCTCCTGCACCACCACCACCGCCATCCCAAGCTCCACCGCCACCACCACCTGCAACTACAACGTAGTCAAGAAATGCAGGAGCTAGTGCTACACCAGCACCCATTGCTAACATTAATTTAGTATAAGCAAACATTAAAACTCCTTATGGTGTATAACCTTGTGCAATGCTTCCATACCAATTTGTACCATCAGCAATAAAAGTTAATATATCCATTTTTCCTGCAGCTGCAGTAATTGTTGGTGCACTAGCAGTATTCCACCGAACACCTGTAAATGTTGCTGTTCCGCTACCAGTTGAAGCTGCTTGTTTAAGTAGTAAAACAAAAGACTTACCAGCAGTTGCCGTTGGCATTGTAAAAGTACAAGCTGTTGAGGCAGTTAATGTTGCTGTTTGAACAGTTCCGCTAGCTAATGATAGTGTGTTGGTTGATGTAACAGTTCCAATTGCAACAACAGTTTCAGTATAATCAGTTACTGTTGGACTTGTTAATGTTTTGTTTGTTAGGGTTTCTGTTCCTGTGGGGGTAGCATAATCTGTGCCTGCTACTGCATTAGCTAAAGCACCACCACTATTAGCTTTTAATAATGCTGTTCCACTTGGAGGTGCAATAAAATCTGTGCCTGCAACGGCTGCAGAAATTGCAGTACCGTTACCTTTAAACAAACCTGTAATGGTAGTAGTTAAAGTAATTGCAGGGGTTGTTGAAGCAGTAGCTACAGTACCTGCAAAACCATTTGCGCTAATAATAGACGCAGTTGTAACAGTGCCTGCATCGTTGTTAATCCATGTTGGAACACTTGCTCCATTACTTTTCAAAATCTGTCCTGCAGTACCTACTGCAGTAAAGTTTAAACTTGTTCCGTCACCGACGGCTACTGAACCTGCTACAGGAATATTGCTTCCATTAATAATAACTGCCATTTTATATTTCCTTTAATTAATAGACAAGCCATAGCTGGCCTGTTGCAACTGTAACTCCGACGCCTGTGTTCACAGTAATAGGACCAACTGATTGGCCGTTAAATCCTGCTGCAATTGTTTGGTTAGTTGACACAGTAGTTTCATTTTGTTTGATTACAGAACTGTCAACGTTATTAGAACTTAATATACCTGCTTGAGCAAAAACTTCCCAAGTTGTACCGTCATAAAGAAACTGTACGCTAACACCTGTAACATCTAGTATTAGATTTTCTGCTGTGCCTTCAATAGTCGACCCATTGCGACCAATTGTTAAATTATTGGTGCCCCAACTATTACCGTCTGCTATTACTACTTGTGCACCTACATCAGGTGTTGGTGGTAATGTAATTGTAAAACTACCTGTGGTAGTATCAGCAATTATGCCTTCTTTGTCAGCAGCAGTATAGTTTGCTGTTTTCCGACTGTACTGTATGCCGCCTGTAATAGTAGGCTTGTTAGTTAAATCTGCGTAACTACCTGAAAATAGTGTGGGTTTATTTGTTAAGTCAACATAGCTGCCTGAAAATAATGTAGGCTTGTTAGTTAAATCAGTATAACTACCACTAGGAATTGTAGGTTTATTTGTTAAGTCAACATAACTACCCGATGTAGCAACTGTGGCTAAGGTAGGTAGTGTAGGGATTGTAGGCTTGTTTATTAAATCCGTGTAGCTACCAGTAGTAGCTACTGTGGCAAACGTAGGTTTGTCAGTTAAATCTGTATAACTTGTTACGCCACCAGTACCGCCACCTACAGGCTTGTTTATTAAATCGTTATAGTTGCCAGTAGTAGCAACTGTGGCTAGTGTAGGTAGCGTAGGAATTGTAGGTTTATTTGTTAAGTCAACATAACTACCCGATGTAGCAACTGTGGCTAAGGTAGGTAGTGTAGGGATTGTTGGTTTATTTGTTAAATCCGTATAGCTACCTGTTGTAGCAACTGTACTTAAACTTGAAGTATTGGCCTTGCCAGTAAGTGCAGTAGTAATTGCTGCAGTAGCACTTTGATCTAAAGCAAGCTGATCTGCAATCTCTTTTAAAGTATCTAGTGTACCTGGAGCACCGTTAATTAAACTATTAATCTGCGTACTAACAAAAGTTTCTGAGGCTAAACCTGTAACGCTTGGTATTGTAGGTTTATTTGTTAAATCAGCGTAGCTTCCTGTAGCTGCTACAGTTGCTAGTGTAGGTTTATTTGTTAAGTCCGTATAACTACCAGAAGTTGCTACACTAGCTAATGCAGGCTTATTAGTTAAGTCCGCATAACTACCACTAGTAGCAACACTTGCTAATCCTGTGACTTCAGCTGCTTGTACAACACCATCTGCTAGCACTTCTCCTTGCGATACTAATTTACCTAGTTCTCTTGCTTTAGTCATGGGCTATCCTTAATGCGATACAGCAGCAT